GTTGCCTTTGATGGTAACGGCATCGCGTATGTAAACGATGTGAAGAACTTTAAAGGTCTTCTTTCATCGTTGCTAAAGGGCGTAATTAATTTACGCACTTTAAGCCCAAAAGCTTTCGCTAATCTCTTCCTTGCCTTCCGCTATGGTCTAAGTCTTTTTATCAAAGATACAAAAGACTTAGTTAATGCTGCTAGTGATTATTCACGCGAGGAAGGACGCTATTGCCTCCTTCAGCGCAGTAAAGTCATATCACATAATGGATATGACGTTACTCTCACTTACAGTATTTACATAACGGAACATCCAGATGTATGGAAGTCATTCTTGGACGAACTCCATGAGTTCTCCCTGTTACCTACACCTTCAAACTTATGGGATATGATCCCATATTCGTTTGTAGTTGATTGGTTTACAGGCGTCTCTGAATGCCTCCAGCGCTTCGAAGCGAACACGTGGTTTGACCACCGTGGGTTGATTTACCAAGGTAGATCAATTCGCTACGAACGGTCTTTGGCATTGCCAAACGACACATCCACCGGGTCCGCTAGTGAGCGATATTATCGCCGCTGGTACGACTCAAACTTCCCTTCAATTCCTAGTAAGGAATTGACGGTTAACTTAGAAACTCCTCTCAACCATTGGTTGGAAGGAGCGGCTTTGGTCATTCAACGATTGAAATGACCCGGGTGTTTGAAGCCCGAAACCTACTCTAAGGAGTGAAGTATATGCCTCTTAACAATGGATACGACGCTGCTGCCGTCGCTACTTTGAGCCAAGTGCCCGAAGTACCGATGACAGACTACTCAGTGAAGGATCGGAGTATTGGTCAGATTGTTTTGATCAATAAGACGAGTCCTCTCGACAGGGTACAGGTCCTCAAGTATCAGTCCCGAGAGATCGGTGACATATACAAGGGATCTGACGTCAACCCGGCGATGTATAGTCCTAACCGAACAGGTAGGAACATCGCGACCGTATTCTCTTTCATTGCACGTGCTACTGATGGAACGGATGATAAACTCACCCGCGACCTTCCAGTAAAAGCGACAGTTAGTGTGACGATTCCGAACGACGCAGCCATAACGGTTGACGTCGTCGAGAACGCCTTACTTTCTGCGCTATCTGCCTGGTTATACCCAAGTGAATGGGTTGACAAAGCAGATCCCGTGTGGGGAAGAGCATACGCTCTTGCTAAGGGTGCACTCGAACCCGACCTGTCTGAAGCTGAAGTAACACCAGCTTAGATTGGTAGGATCGAGTGAGCCGCCAACGGAAACGAGATCAACGATCCCGTTTGGATCTGCAAGTACAACTTGCAGACCTCTTGGTAAAGGTTAATGATTGGAATGATACAACCAGTCAGTCTGTGGCGATGGGTTTAATGTTATTAAACCTCTCGTATGCAGATCTCCTTCCCGAGACCACCAGGGTAATGTCTTCCATTGAGATGGAGCAGTGGCTTGTTCAGCTTGCCGCCATCCCTTTCATGGAGACATACGCAGTGTGCAAACATACGGCTTCAGCACTGAGAAAATACAGTGATGAAGAGCGTACGGTAGCACTCACGTTTCGGAGCTTCAAACACTCCGTTTGCGAGGGACTGCGTCCTGTTATACTCGAACCAATTAAGGTCGAAGTATCACAGTACCTCAAGTATCAAGCTCCTGGTTCGCTAGCACGCACTCTGACATGGGTCGAATTCATCACTAGAATTCCTATTGATGATCCTACTCTTGTCAAAGATGCGGAACTTACTTTCATGGCAGAGGATAACTCCGTTAAGGAGTTATTCCCCAATGAGTTAGTTACAAAACTCACTGAGGAGGTCTCTCATGTGATGAGAGACTTCTCTGTTGAGAAGGGACTTCCAGTTGATTTCTCTGGAAATGCCTCCTCCGAGTTGAAAGCAAAGTCTGGTGTACTGAATAGGATGCAGTTCACTAAGTTAGGTGTTTCCAAGCTTAGGAGAGCTGCTACTATTCTTGGAGTTTCTGATCAATTTGTTGGTCCGAAGTCTCCAAATAGCTTTGCCAAATATGCTTCAGTCCCAAAAAATGTTTCGACACGTCGAAGCATTTCTATGGAACCTGTTGCGAATATGGCATTGCAAAAGTACATCATGCGGCAGTTAGATAAGTATCTTGCTAAGTCTGATCTGAGGATAACTCTTCATGATCAAACTCGCAATACAGATCTAGCTGCGCGAGGATCTCTGAATCGCAAGTATGGGACAATTGATTTGTCCAGTGCTAGTGATTCAGTATCTAACGAACTTGTCAAGAGAGTCTTCGGACATACTGAATTAGGTTATCTTCTTCAGTATACCCGATCATCTAAAGTCAAGTGCGGAGATCATGAGATACGTCTCAAGAAATTCGCTCCAATGGGTAGTGCACTCTGTTTTCCAATAGAGTGTATTATCTTTGGATCAATCGTTAGATTAGCGAACCGGGAAAAGGGTGTAAACACGGAATTTCGTGTTTACGGTGATGATTTAGTCGTCGATGACCGAATATTCCTTAAGGTCATCGAGCTACTTGAGGTCTTCGGATTTCGAGTCAATGTCGACAAGACATTCTTTCCATATCACCCCTTTAAGGAGTCGTGTGGAGGAGAATTTCTCAGAGGCATTGAGATCCCTATCTATCGGTTATCCAGGCAATTCGTCTGGTACCCGAAAGATTTGAAAGGTCACCCAGAGACTCTAGCTGGTCTGATCGAGGTAGTCAACTCACTATACCTTTTTGGTTTAGTGACCGCATCGCGGTATCTGTTGGCTGAGATTCTGAAGCAAACTCCTCTAATTCCCTTTACAAGGGACCCGCACCAGTTTGGCATAATTGCCAATCCGGACAGCGAGGTGAACTGGCATTTACCAGTTCATAAGAAGTTTACTGAGGATCTCCAAGACACCTATTGCA